CAGCAGCACCGCTGCGGCTGACGGAGCATACGCGGTCGCAGGCGCCGCCGACAGCGACAGCGCGGTGTCAGACACCGCCCACATCAGTTCAAGATAGTCGTTAGCCTGCAAAGAGAAAAACTCCGACACGCTGATTGCAACATACCCGCCGTTGCTGTCAAGCGAAACAATAGCGGTGCTGTTGGTGTAATTTATCGTGCCGTTCCTGCGGAACCACGCCCGCGCGTTTTTGGACGATGCGTTGGTCGATGTGAACTGATACCGGACTGTAAATTGATACAGCCCTGACTGCGGCACTTTGATCTGCGTTGTCGGGCTGCCTTGCAGCACCACGCCCTCGGAGATCTCCGTCGTGTCCAGAGAAATTGCGTAGGCCGTGTTGATGACCGCTGCAGACAAGTTGCTTGTGCGCGTGAACTCGCCGTAATACTTTTGCTGCTCAATCGTGGGCCGCACAAAGATGACGCCTGCCGTGGCGCTTTTGACCAGCACGGCGGCCAGCGGGATCACGTTGTCAGGCGCGGTCGGCTTGACGTTGGTAAACGCCCCCGCCACCGTCGGGCTGGCGTACAAGATGTCGCCGACGTTGAACGCGCTGGTGTCGATGCCGGTGACCTCGCCCCATACGCAGCACAGGCCCGTCGATCCGCTGTCAGGTATCTGCTCGGCCAAGACGCCGAGGATGTACAGCGTCGGCGTGCTGCCGTCCGCAAGGTACGGGGCCACCGACAGCACGTTGTTGGAGCCCACGCCCGCAAACCCCACCACTGTGCCCTTGGGCATTGTGACGCCAGTGCTGTTCTGCACGACGGTGTACTGCCGCAGCGCAGCGTCCTCAATGGACGACTGCAGCAGTTGAAAAAAGCGGAACCAGGCGCGGGTGGTCAGCGCCCCTGCGTCTACCAGCGGGTCGCGTGATGCCGGTACGCGAGGGGCGATCTGCATGTCAGGCGCGGGTCGGGCTCATAAGCACTTCCGCGCCCATGATGGCGATCTTTACAGGGTCCGTGCCGCTGATCTCGTACACGCGGTCGCGCAGCTTGAGCGTCATGCCCAACCGGCGCCAGAACACGCGGTGGCCATACTCGCCGATCTTGCCCATCCGCGACCAGTGCTCGTTCGACCAAGTGTGGCCGCCATCATCGCTCCAGCGCAGCATGACCTTGGGATCGACGCCAAGCACGGTCGTGTCGTTAACGGCGCTAATGAAGTCGCCGTTCTCAAGCAGCATGAAGTCGCCGTCTTCCAGCAGCAACAGGAACGTTTCGGAGTTCAACACCCCCACGCCCGACTCGCAGTCAAGCTGCAGCGTGTGCTGCGCCGTGCGGCGCAGGTTGTTCTGGCCAGGCGGCAGCGCCCGCCACGACCGCAGCCACCGCTGCACTTCGTTGTTGTCGCTGTAGACGGTCGGATCAAACGCATAGATCAGGCCGTTCATCCAGTCGCCAACAACGACCTCGCCGTTGAAATTGGCTTGGCAGTTGCTGCGGTGCCGCACAAACTGCGTGCCGTCCCAGCCTGCACGCTCATGCCATGCGTTGGTGCTGACGTCGTAGCACCACGTCGCGTTGGCCGTGGGAAACGTCATCATGTAGTACGAGTGGCCGTCCTGCTGGTACGAGTAGCCGATGGCGTCGTTGAGTACGCCGTACTGCTGGATCTGCCACTCAACGGCGTGCGTGCTGATACGCTGCGCGTTGTAGCCGCTGTTGCGGTAGACGATACCGTTGCCACGGGCGTCAGCTCCCAGCCAGAACACCGAGTTGTCCAGCTTGGCCACGCTGTACGGCGCGGCGCAGCCAACCTCCATGAACGCGCCTGCGATGCGAGCAAGCGGGAAATCGGCCAGCCCGGCGTTGTACCAGACCTCAATCGTGCTGGTGCCAAACAGCCACACCTCGCGGTGGTTGACGTTCAACGCCACCACGTCGTCAGGGTTGCCTTCGGCGCTGGCAAAGTCCAGCGGGTCGATCTGCGTGCCGTCGTTGAGCGACGTCACCCAGAACCGTTGGCTGTCGGGCTGGTTGAAGACAAAGTAGCCGTCGAGGTAGCCGACCGTCACTGCGCCGGGAAAGTCCGGGTCTGTGATCTGGCTGAAGACGCCGGTGCTGTCGTTGTAGATGAACGCGCTGGGGTTGCACGCGATGAACAACTGCGTGCCGTTGTCCACCATGCTGACCGGCCCGCTGCCGTTGATGTAGCCGAGAAACGAAACGTCGTTGTTGCCGCTAACGCGGTACATCTCGCCGCCAGACGCAACGTACAGGTAGTCACCAAACGGCCACAGCCCGCGTATCGGCCCCTGCCCCACCGTGACAACCGAACGCAGGCCAGCGCACCGCTGCAGGAATGCCGCTTCCTTACCGCCCTCGGGCACAATCTCGGGAAACAGGTTCACCATGCGGCTGTCCGCAGCATTGACGCTGCGGGCCACATATGACGATCCGAGTATTGGGGTCTTTATGATGTGCTCCTACTACTGTATAAATAATCAGTAATTCGAAGCAAAAATGTTGAACCGCTGCCTTGTCGCAATCAGCGAGTACGGCAGGCTCATGATGTCGTCCGGATTGTTGATGCGCTTCAGGTTGCGCTTGGACGTCATGGCAATCCGCACCACCTGCGGCGGGGGCTCGACACCAAACTCAGGCGCAATCTCCATCGCTAGGTTGTAGACAAACGCCCGCAGGTAGCCTGGCGGGAACGACAACACCGTGGACAGCGTGGCCGGCTGCGTCAACTCCTCCACCGAGATGAAGTGCCACTCCAGCAGCCGCGTGGGCACCGGGTAGATGTACATCTCGATGTTGGGGTAGGTCATGTTGACCCACAGCACTTGCGGGTACGTTGACGTGACCGTCTTGACAGCAATACCGTCGTACTGCTGCTGATTGATCATCTTGATGCCGAAGCTGACGTTCGTGCTGGGGTCGCGGAAATACGTCGCGTCGTCCAGCAGAATGGGGCGGTTGCCCACAAAGTCGCCCGTTGGCCCCAGCGTGCGGCTGATTGTGCTGGTAGGCCACAAGAAGGTTTGATCTTGTGTCGAGAACACCGACAGCCGTTCGGTGTTCCACGATTCGATCATCTGATTCAGCGCCGTCAGCGAGTCTTGCATGACGGAGGCAGAAGACGTCTCGCCCTCTGCCAAAACGCCCAGCAGACGCAGGGCGCGATTGATCTGGTCACCCGCTGTGGTGGACATTGACAACCTCCCTACGACGGCGAGGGCGCTCGGTCAAAGCATTGACGGCAAGCGCGGGTTCGACGTTATCGTCTTGCCCAGGAGTATACCGCTCCCACCCGCTGCGTTCGTCGTATTCCGCTTCTTGCTCCATCGTCGCCACTTTAGCGCCGTGGATGGGGTGTGTGAGGTAGATGACAGGCATAGAAGAAGGGGGCCGAAGCCCCCTCATGTTAGGACGCCATCACAACCCAGTCGGTGCCGTCGCACACCAACATGGCCCAAGCACCTGCGGTCGCAGCGAGGATCGCCGTGCCTGCGGTGTTGGAGTTGATCGGCTTGACGTTGGACGACGCAGACACAACGGTTTGCGCAGCAATCGTCTTGATCCACACCACGCGGCCAGCATTGGCCGCAGCGGAAGGGAACGTGACGGTGATGCTGCCCGCGCCGTTGCAGACAATGAAGTTTTCCACGTCAGCCAGCGTAAACGAAGCCGTCTTGATGACGGGCGCGTTCAAGTCCAGTTGCGTGCCGTTCAGCTTGCCGGTCACCACCACACTTGCGCCGGCAATGACCCCTGTGACATCAACGCTCTCAAACTCGGGGTCGCTGTACGCGACACCGACAGCCTTGGTATTAGGCATGATTGACCCTTTCAAAAATGCGCGGCCCGAAGGCCGCGCTGTGCGTCAGCCCACGCGGTACAGCGTCCAAGCGTTAGCAGCGCTCTTACGAGCAACCATCGCCGCGCCGGAAGAGATGGGGACAACCATCGTCAGCGAACCGGTGATCGTCCAACCCGTGTTGGTCGTGACAGTAGCGGTACCGCTGCCCGTGCCAAGGTTGACCACGCGGAAAGTGAACGAGGTGCCCACCTTGTCCGAGTTGACCAGCACGGCTTCCAAATCCGCCACGGTCGGCAGCGTGTACGCTACGTTAGCGGAGATGCCGCTGTTGACCAGAATCAGGCCGTTCAGAATCTGAGCGGCGGTGAAGGTGGTCGTGGTGGTAGCCGTAACCGGCTCAGGGATCGCGTCGATCAGCGGTTCGTTGAGGTTGCCATCACCAACTTGATAGCCGCCGCCGCCATTAGGGAGTGCCATGATTGAGTTTCCTTTCAGTGTTCAGTTGTAAGACTGGGGGCCGTAGCCCCCATCGTCATCAGCCCCAGAGACGGCAGGCCATCTGCGGACGAATGGTGCTGTAACCGTACAGCACGTCGATCCGGCAAGGCATGCGGTCGTTGTTGATGTCGTACTGGCGCACAACACGCAGGCTGATGCCATTGTGAACGGCACGCGCAGCCATGTCCACGCCTTGGGGCAGGAGCAGGTCAGCGGTGGCGAACGTGATGGCGTCCTTGTGGTACACCAAGTTCTGAGCGTACTGCGTGGAGGCAGCACCCACGAACACCACAGCCTTGCTGTTGCCAGGCAGGCTGTTGACGGTGGCCAGAGCGCTGCTGGCCGAGTACACCGGAGCCACGGTCACAGTAACGGCGGTGCCGCTGGCGGTGACGTCAGCCAGAACCACAAACTGGAACAGCGAGCCGGTGGACTCACGGGTCTGCGGGTTCACCGCAAAGCAGTCAGCCACAGTGAACACGTCGCCAGCGCGGATGGTGGCACCAGACGCCACGGTCAGTGCGATGGAGGTCGCGCCTTCAGCGGTAACCGCTGCAGAGGTCGTGTTGCCCGTCGCGCCGCGAGTGCCGGTCGTGAACTGCTTGATCGACTGAGACATATTGATCTCGTCGAAGCCCAACACGCCCGTGCCCATCATGCCGTTCTTGAACTGCTTGCTGATGGTGTCGG